AGAGCATTCGGCACGATTAAAGAAAAAAGATATAAAGTTGAGACACTATCTATAACCAACAAGAATCAAGATGCCACAAACAGCAGGACCAAGCAATGCAAAACCAGCGAAGATCACTGAGTCAAACCTAGCAAAGCTTCTCAAATTTGAAGAAGACATAGAATTTGAGAAAAACAGCACAGGATTCAAGTTCAGCGAGTTCTACAAAACCCACATGGGTCGCAAATTCAGGTATGCATCTGCATTGACCTTTCTCAAAAACAGAAAGGCTATTGTCAACATGTGCAAAAAAGGGACATTTAATTTTGACGGACAAACTGTTAAATTGTCTGTAGAGAGTGGTGATGACAATAGCTTCACTTTTAAAAGACTGGATAGCTTTTTGAGAGTGAAGATGCTTGAACACAATTTTGCAGTTTTTGATGGAACAAATGAAGAGGCTAAACAAAGCTTGTGCAATGATTTAGCAACCATCCCACTTGTGCAAGCTTATGGTCTGACTGTGAAAGATAAGATGTCAGCAAAGCTTGCCATAATGATTGGTGGAAGCTTACCCCTTCTAGCATCAATCACAGGTTGTGAAGCCTATTGTTTTGGTTTAGCTATCTTTCAGGACCTAAAGAAAGAACAGCTTGGTATTGTCAACTTTGACACAAAGGCTCAAGCTGCTAAAGTTGCATCTGTGCTGGATGCAAAGGGCTTTAAATTCACTGAAGAGAAAAATCAAACTCTCAGGTTGATTGCTGAGATACTGAAGGACATGGCACCCCAAATGAGAGGAGTTGCATCCCTTGAGAAGTACAATGAACAGATTGGAATCATTTCTGATATCATTGGGGTCCATTTTGAAATGCCTGGAAAGAAAGATGGAAAAGGCAAGAAATCAAAGGAGTTTTCTGTTTAATCATGTTTAGCAGAAAGCTTCAGCCAGATTTGTGGTGCTGTTCAGAGTTCCGGATGTGTTGAGATAACAATAACAAGTTTGCTAGCATGTAAATAAAATAAAATAAAATAAATAAAAATGCAAAAAACAAAAAAATCAAAAAACAAAAAAACAAAAAAAAGAGGAGAGAAATCTCCCAAAAATGGTTTGACCATTTTTGGAGGGAAAACCCTCTCTTTTTGGTTTTTTGTTTTTGATTTTTTTTGGTTTTTGTTTTTATATAACTTAAATTTGGATCTCTAGTCTATTTCTAAATACAAAATGAAATTTAAGAAGAACTTATTCAAAATAGGTTGCAAGATCTCCTGCAGCATGGTTAGCTGCCCAACCAAAGGTTTGGAGATCAAAAAAGTATGACAATGAATCCCTATTTAGAGGTAAAGATTCTTGAAATGTTCTAGACAAAAGATAAATGTTCCCATCCGAATCCTCCAAATAATTCAGGAATCTAGAATCTATTTCAGCAACTTTTTTTGTAAAGGAAAGAGAATCACGCAGAGTGTACACGATGACTTTCTTTTTGAGGAATTTGGACAGCGACAATGCAAATTCATTATGTATTCTCATCAGAGATTGGACAATGACCACTGATTTAGTCCTGAGATCAAAACAACCAGATGCGGAACCTTCCGACAAGTTGATTTCTGCTGCAGAGTCATCATCTTGGGACACAACCACCTTTGGTGTAGCAAACCTCTTGAACCTAAGAACTTTGAAAATTAGCAAAATGTTGCTAATATTGTTGTCAATGTCAGAAGTTGTTCTGATATAAATTGAAAAGACCCTTTCGTGGTCATCATGAAAGAATTTCAATGTTTTCATCCAAGCTTTATCTCCTAGATCACCTTTGCAGCTTGTAAAGAGATGAAAGTTGCATAAACCATTTATGTCAATCTCAGCATGGGAAATATCAGTACTTCTAATACCTTTCTTTGCAGTGCTCTCTAAAGATTTTAGAGCAAGTGTTCCAATGCATCTATTGGTGGAAGCAGGCATAGAATAACCTACTGGGTGTATGCTAGTAACATTTCCTGTGCCTATCCATCCTCTACGCATCATGTTTCTCTTGCCAAAGAAGCAGTTGTTTGATTTTGTGATTTTGTAAGAATCTTCCTTCATATGGGTTATGTTCATTGAAGGCAGGAGGCCAGTTAGCTCGTCATCAACAGTTATATCTTCAGCACATATCCCTGGAATCGAAGACACCAAAGTTTTGTCAACTGTTCCTTCAATGATATTGGGATTCTCAAATTCCAACAACTTGAGGTGCCCTTTGTGTTTTACACCAAGTCTATTGACTGACTTGTGGTCTATTTTGAAAACAACTTTCTCTTTATCAAAAATGATTCTAATGCCAATTCCTGGGAAAACTTCATCGCTCGACATGTCGACAATAGTATCTGGATCCTCAATATAACTCTCTTCAACTGGTTCATTGAATCTAAAGCCAGATTGGACATGTTCATCAGAGAACATCTGGATGTAATTGGAACCAAATCTGCTGGAATCAATAAATTTTGTTTTCAACCAATATGTATCTATGACACATTTCTGGTTCTTTTGGGATCCCAACTCTCTGCCAAGAGTAATCAAGCTCTGCATTTTTCTGGTTATATGATTAGTGTATCGGATTTCCTCTTTATTTCCTGGCGGTTGCTCT